GGTCAGTAAATTGGTTTTGGCCGACGATTTGGTGATTCCATACAATGGATCGAGTGTGATGAGTGAGTGCCCGCGCATTACTCATCGCATTGCAATGTACGAAAACGACTTCAAGAAGCGTGCGTGGTCGGGAGAATACCTTGATACCACGATTTTTCCGTCTCCGAGTCCCGAATCTCCGTCCGAAATCCAGTCTGGAATCAACCGACTGGTCGGAATTGAGCCCTCAAGCCACACCGACGAGATTTTCCTGCTCGAATTTCATGTTGATTTGGACATTGAAGGCTTTGAAGACGAGGATGAAGAAGGAAATCTGACCGGAATCAAGCGCCCATACGTCGTAACGATTGAAGAAAACAGTTCCAAGGTCGTTGGAATCCGTCGTAACTGGGAAGAGGGCGACGAACTCAAGCAACGAATCGAATATTTCGTTCATTACGTCTTGGTAGAAGGCCCGGGGGCCTATGGCCTTGGGTTTGTGCACTTGATCGGAGGCCTTTCCAAGGCGGCGACCTCGGCACTTCGTCAGCTTTTGGATGCTGGTACGCTGGCTAACCTGCCTGCAGGGTTCAAGGCCAAAGGCGCACGCATCGCGGACGACGACAATCCCATCCAGCCGGGCGAGTGGAGGGACATTGACGCGGGCGGCGCGGAACTTTCGGCCTCTTTGTTGCCGCTCCCGTACAAAGAACCAAGCAACACCCTGTTCCAGCTGCTTGGATTTACGGTTGAAGCCGGTCAGCGCCTTGCCAGCATCGCCGACATGCAGGTCGGAGACGGAAATCAGCAGGCTGCGGTAGGAACTACCCTTGCATTGCTGGAACGCGGCTCGATGGTGATGTCCGCTATCCACAAGCGGCTGCACTATTCGCAAAAACTTGAGTTTGAGATGCTCGCGCGCGGGTTTGCTCGCTGCCTTCCTGACTCATATCCATACGATGTGCCCGGTGCAAGCCGCACGATCAAGCGTTACGACTTCAACAACATGGTCGCGGTGCTTCCGGTATCCGACCCGAACATTTTCTCAAGCGCACAGCGTCTCACGCTGGCGCAGATGCAGCTTGAAATGGCGCAGAGCGCGCCGCAGATGCACAATCTGTACGAAGCCTACTATCGCGTCTACGCCGCGATGAACGTGCGGGACATTGACGGCATTCTGAAGCCTCAGAACACGCAGATGCCCAAGGACCCGGCGTCCGAGAATGCAGCGGTGATGGACCTAATGGAACTAAAGGCCTTTGCTGGGCAACAACATGATGCCCATATCATGGCACACCTACTAATGGGGATGTCACCGTTGCTCCAATCCATGCCTCAAGCGGCGATTACGCTGCAGAAGCACGTATTTGAGCACATTCGGCTTAAAGCAGAAGAAGATGCGGAGGCCGAACTTTTCCGCCAGTATGGGAAGGACCCAGAGCGAATGGTTTCTGCGATTCAACGAGAGGGTTTGATTGCAACATTGATTGCAAAGTACCTGCAGGAAGCAAAGGCTATGCAGGAACAGCTTTCTGGCGCGGGCGCGGAGCAGGCGGGACCGGACCCGGTAATTGCGTTGAAGGAGAAGGAACTGCAGCTTCGTGCACAGCAGGACCAAGCAAAGCTGCAAATAGAACAAGCGAGACTGCAGCAAAACGCGCAGATTCAACAGCAGCGAATTCAATCGCAGGAAAAGATTGCAGGAGCCAGAGTGGACGTTGCACGCGAACGAGCGGCCATGATGAACGAACAAATCCAAGGAGCACAGCAAAATGCCTCTCAAGAAGGGCCGCAGTAAAAAGGTCATTAGCGCCAACATTGGAGAGATGGTCCGTAAATTCAAGAAGACTGGCTCTCTTGGCACAACCAAGCCGAAGAGTGTCAAGGCTGCCGTGTCACAGGCCGCTGCGATTGCCTACGGGAAGGCTGGAAAATCGCGCATGAAGAAGGCCGATGGCGGAATGGTTCGTTCGGTTGTTCGGCGTGACGGAAGGACGCCTACCAAGATTTATTGAGGGAAAAGAATTACTTGCCATGGTGTGCATTTGACGGCACCATGGCACCGCCTTCAGACGTGGCCTAATTCGTCTGCTTTTCATGGAAAAAACCATGTTCGAATTTGCAGAAAGTCTCCTTAAAGAGATACGAAAGTTGCAGGCTGACACAGAAACGTTTGTGCTCAACGGAAATATTGCCGACATGGAGCGTTATCGTTTCATGATGGGCCGTCTTGAAGGTTTGAAAATGGTCGAAGCGATTGCCAAAGAGCTTTTGGCGAAACGCAGCGGCGATGATTTTTAACCAACGGGAGGACACTCATGTCAGCAGAGTCTGAAGAAAAGACATTGACAGCGCTTGAGCAGAAGTGGAGGGAAGCCAGCGAAGAAAGGGGCCCTGCACTAGACGATGCTTATGATTCTGAGGGGAAATTTCGTCCCGAAAATCTTAACAAAACATTGCTAGACCTTGTCCCTACTCCCGTGGGCTGGAGAATTGCCATTCTTCCTTATCGTGGGCCGGAGAAGACCAAGGGCGGTATTGTTTTGGCGGAAGAATCAGTGCGTCGTGCCAATCTGGCGACGACTTGCGGTTATGTCTTGAAGGTCGGCGACCTTGCCTACAAGGACGAAAGTAAATTTCCTTCCGGTCCTTGGTGCAAGGAAGGCGATTGGATCATCTTTGGGCGCTATGCCGGACTCCGCATCAATATTGACGGAGGGGAAATTCGTATCTTGAACGACGATGAAATCGTGGGCCGTATTAACGACCCCGAAGACATCCTTCACATGTGAGGAGCATGCAAATGGCAGACGAAGAAATGCAGTTTAACGTAGGGGAAGACGAATCTCCCGCAACAGTCACTATTACCCCTGAGGAGTCAAAGGTAGTTTCTTCCCCTGAAGTAGGGGAAAGCGAACTTGACCAGTACAGCGAGCGAGTAAAACGTCGGATAGACAAGTTAACTGCTCGTTTGCGCGAGACTGAGCGTCGTGAGCAGGCCGCGCTTGATTACGCTAGAAATGCCCAGCAAAAGGCCGCCCTGTTAGAGCAGCAATACCAAAAAACTGACTACGACAGGCTGTCAGAGGCTGGAACAAGGCTTGACAGTCAGGCACTGGCGCTAAAGCAAATAATCAGGAAGGCGCGAGAAGAGGGGGACTTTGACACTGAAACAGAGGCCCAGCAAAGATTAACCACTGTGATGATGGAGAGGCATCAAGTGGCAAATGTTGCGTCGCAAAAGGCTTCTTATTTAAGCCAGCAGATGCAGCAGCAGCAACAGCAGCCCGCGCCCGCCGCCCCTGCTGCGCGCGCTCCTCGGTCCCCCGACCCCAAAGCGGAGGATTGGGCGGAGCGAAACGAGTGGTTTGGGCAGGACACGGTCATGACCCATGCCGCTTGGGGGATTCATAAAGAGTTGATTCAGAAGGATGGATTTGATCCCACCTCTGATGAGTATTATGATGAGCTTGACAAAAGGATGCGAGATCTGTTTCCCCAAAAGTTTGACAGAGCATCCACGATTTCCAGAGGTAACCGGCCCGTGCAAACGGTTGCCTCTGCCGCCCGTTCAATGGGCTCAAATCATGCACGCCGCACTGTCCGGTTGACTCCGAGTCAGGTTGCGATTGCCAAAAAGTTGGGTGTTCCGCTTGAGGAATACGCCAAGTATGTGAAGGAGTAGGAAATGTCTGACGCTTTGAACGTGCCGAAATTGAATCGCAGTGACCGCGAAACTCGTGATGACGCTGCGCGCCGTAAGCCGTGGGCTCCCCCTTCGCGACTTGACGCCCCGCCTGCCCCTCCGGGCTACAAGCATCGGTGGATTCGAGCAGAAGCCGGTGGACAGGAAGACCGAATTAACATCGCTGGTAAGCTCCGAGAGGGCTACGAGCTTGTTCGTTCGGATGAATATCCTGAATTCACCGCTCCATCCGTGGAGGATGGCCGTCACGCTGGTGTTATCAGCGTGGGGGGACTTCTTCTGGCTAGAATCCCTGAAGAGTCCGTAGAAGAACGCAGGAATTACTATTCTTCCCGCACCCACGACCAGCTTAAGGCTGTCGATAACGACCTTTTGAAGTCAAATTCGCATTCATCGATGCGGATTGACCGACCGTCGCGGCAGACCAAGGTATCTTTTGGGGGGCCGAAAGGCTCCAATCAGTAACATTTTTGAGGAATAGACAATGGCAAATGTCGATAAAGCATTTGGTCTGCGTCCGCTGGGTAATCTTTCTGCGACTGGCGCTCAGAAGCAGTACGGTTATGAAATTGCGGACAACCAGTCCGGTGCCATCTATCAGGGTGACCTTGTCACCATTGTTGATGGCTACATCGTGAAGTTCCTGCCCGCTACTCACTCGGCGGCGCTGGGTGTTTTCAACGGTTGCAACTACATTGACCCGTCGTCAGGCAAGCCGACGTGGAAAAACTACTATCCGGGCAGCGTGAACATCACGTCGGGCAAGATTACCGCTGACGTTCTTGATGATCCGAACCAGCTTTTCCTTATTCAAGCGGATGAGGACATCGTTCAGGGCGACATCGGCAAGAATGCTGATGTGGTCGGCACTGGTGGTAGCACTACCACTGGCGTTTCCACGATGGAGCTTGATTCTTCCACGATTGCCGACACGGCGGCCCTTAATCTTAAGATTGTTGGGCTG